TCAAGAAGTGTGCACAGAGTTCTTTGTTGTTGAAGATACGTTTATGAACTGGAGACGATTGAATGACGAGCTTGATACTGCTGTGAAGCTCGGAACCCAGGCTGGCATTGCTTACTGGTTGAACTACGGCAGAAAGCGGCTAGACGATCCGGATTTCAATGAAAGCGCGTTCAATACGTACTTGGGCCGGGTCTATGGAATCGGCAAGATGAAGGCGAAGCGCATTGATTTACGTGCTGACAAGATAGTGGACAGCTATAAAAAGCTATTAGAAATCGTGAGCGAAGGGAAGATAGACTCTAAAGAGAGCACAGAGCTGTCTAAGCTTTTGCTCGCAGGTGCTACGCTCAAAGAACACACAGAGTTAAGCGATAAGATTGAGTCGCTTGAAGCGAAGCTAGATGCGAAAAACTAAAAAGGAATTGTTTGACGTTGTTTCAAAGATTGAAAAATCATTCGAGAAAAGCACTGACATCACTATTTTTTTTGTTGATGCGCAGACCGGCGAGCTCATCAAGAGCAACCCAGCAAGCCCAATCGCTGATTCAATCGAAATCTCGATTCGAATATAGACCAAGAGAGCTCTATTTCTTCTTTTACGAAACGGGGCCTCATCTGTTTTCGGTGTTTTGCAGGCGCGGGTTTAGTCACTGCTTCATGGTAGAAAAGCTAGAGTTCATCTATATGATGTTCGACCCGACGCGCGTGGGAATGAACGTTATCCTGCCTCCCTGCGCTAGCCATCACCCCTTTATAGACAATCTTCTAAGCCAGAGCCCAGGCATGACGTGCGTTAAAGTCATCACGTGCGGTAACGGGAGTTCTTTGACTTATAGACCCAAACTTATCTCGTGCGTTACTATGTTGCAATACATGAGCGGAGTTGGATTCTCATTCTTTTGTCTTACTCCCTACCAGCTTTTCACGCGACTTGTCGCAGCTAAGCACTCAAACATCGAAAAATCGGAGGTGATAAATGTCAACAGGAAGACACGAAGCAAAGCGAGCTCAAAAGAAAGCAAACATCGCAGCAGATGAACAGCGAGAGCTTAGGCTGTCAGCAGAAGAGAAAGCTAAGCGCGAAAGAAATCGTGCTCAAAGGCTGTTTATTAGACAAGTCCGATCGAGGTCCGGTGGCGGATTCTTATCTCCGGCTGAACGTGGGACGCTTGGGTAATGGAAGAAAATCATCTTAGAGCTCTTCTTAAGAGAAGAGAAAAAGCAGTAGCGCGCACTGCAAGCTGGTCAGAGCTTCTAAAGAACGCTTATAAGTATGCAATTCCGAATCGAAATCCGTGGGAAATGACATCTGAGGGCAGCAACTTAAACTGGGACGTGTACGACACAACGTTGGTAAGTGCTCTGAAGAAGTTCGTCCACAACACCACCAACGCCTTGATGCCGGCAGGCCAGAACTTCGTCAAGCTTGTCGCAGGCCGTCAGATACCGGAAGAAGAAAAAGAGCAGAAGAACAAAGAGCTGCAAGCTATTACTGACACGTTCTTCCACTACTTGAATCAGTCAAACTTCGACCTTGTCATATCTGAGGCATTCATGGATATGGCCATCTCGACCGGCGTAATGCAGATAAATGAGGGCGATGATGAACATCCTATTATTTTTAGCGCCATACCAAGCGACCAAATCAGTTTCGAAACCGGCCCGCGCGGAGAGTTTAGCGCATTCTTCAGAGACTGGCACGACCTAAGACCCGAGCATTGCGAACAACTTTGGGGCGAAGAATTTACGCTGCCAGAGCGCTATCGTGATGACGACCAGGCAAAACTAGAGCTATATGAGATTTCTTACTATGACTACAAGGAAAAGACATATAGATATGTTGTCATTGATAAAGCAACATCCGAGCTTACCTACATGCGCGAAGAAGAAAGCTGGGAGTGGGTGGCTTTCAGAATGTCCAAACTTCCCGGCGAAGACCGTGGACGTGGGCCGGTACTGGACGCCCTACCATCCGCTGCCACCATCAACAAAGCCATCGAAGATGAGCTAACAGCTGCTGCATTGCAGGCCGCCCCCGTCTACATGGCGTACACGTCTGGGATTGTGAATCCGTATAACTTCAAGATTGCGCCCAATGAGATTATTGCTGTGAACCCTACGGGCTCTGACCAATGGCCGATTGCGCCATTACCGACAGCCGGAAACATTAACTTCACCGCACTAGTGGTCAATGACTTACGCGAGCAGATTAATGAAATCATGATGACCCAGCCTCTGCAGCCAGTGATGCAAGCTCCGGACAGGACAGCAACGGAAGTCACAATCACTCAGAATACGATTCGTGAAAATGCTTCTGCTGCGTATCAGCGCATACAAAAGGAGCTGTTTGACCCGATTGTTGACCGCGTTTTATATATACTGCGCAAAAAGGGTCTTGTCAGCGATGTGAAAGTTGATGGAAAGCTTGTGTCTCTCACGTATTCGACGCCACTGGCTCAGTCTAAAGAGCAAGCAGAGCTTGAGAACTTCTTAAACTTCTATCAAGTTATGATGGGCACGTTTGGTCCGGAAGTTTCTCAATCGCTTATCGATGCGCCGAGATTCCCGCGCTGGGTGGGCGAGAAGCTCAACAGCAAGCTAGACTTAATCAAGGATGAGAATCAGATTAAGCTCATGATGATTGAAGGCGAAAAAATTCTTAAGCAGCAACAAGAGCAGCAGTTACAGCAGCAGGAGCAACCAAATGCTTGATCCAAAGAACCAGCAGAAAATGCAGCAGAAGAGCGAGAGATTCTTACAGCTTTGCTACAACGTTTTTGAAGACAATGAGCAAGGACGAGAGCTATTAGCTATCTTTAAAGAGTCGTTGATTGATATGGCTCCCGTCGCTGACCCGAGTAAAGACGCTAGTCATGCGTACTTTAGAGAAGGTCAGAATCATGTGATTCGCTCAATCATCTCTAACATTGAACAGCACAAAGAAAATAACAAAGGATAATTTATGACTGAAGAAGCAGCAGCAACGGACGCAATCGAAGCAACATCTAAGATCGAAACTCTCTGGGACCAGGGAGCATCCGAGGCCCCCTACCCCGCCGCTTCTGAAAGTGAATCTACCCCCCCTGCCCAGGCAGAATCAGGGCAGGGCGACTGGTACTTCTCCGAAGGTGTGAAAGGGGAGGGCGATAAGCCGGAGTGGATGAAGGACAAATACAAGACAATGGCAGACCAAGCTCAGGCTTACGGCGAGCTAGAAAAGAAGTTTGGCGAGACCCTTGGCGCGCCCAAAGATGGCTATAACTTTGAGGCAATGGAGGGCATTGATGAAAACGACCCTTTAGTTGCTCACTTCAAAGAGACATTCAAAGACCTAAACTTGTCGCAAGTCGGTTTTGAGCGTGTGCTGTCCGAGTTCGACAGCTTCCATAGATCTGCGGCTAAAGTCGACATGGCGGCTGAAATGAAGAAACTTGGGCCTGGTGGTCCGCAGGAAGTGGCCAAAATCAACACGTGGATTGATAACACTTTTGATGATGCCACAGCTGAGACTGTCAGAAATTGGGTATCTTCAGCTGATGATATGAAGGCGCTTCAAGCTCTCAGGGCTTTTCAACCTCGGTCTGCTATTCCTGGAGCATCTGACATGCTGCAAGTTGCCTCTTTCGAGTCCTCAGCTGACATCAAATCTGATATGAATGCTAATTGGGCAAAATATAAGAGTGATGAAGTGTATCGTGGTGAAATGATGAACCGTATGGGCAAAGCAGTGCAGCGTGAAAAGCACGGTAAAAAGTAGCCCTTCCATCGGGTAGTTCAAGCAGCTACACTGTTGATATCAAGATCCGTTCTGCGGGCACTCTTGTCTAATGCAATTTAGGCTCTTGTGCCCTGGGACACTCCCGCCATGGACCCCTCCAAACCGCGCAAGACACCACGATTATTTTTCTTTAATCTTTAGGAGTGTTTTCTATGTCAGTTTTTCTAGACGAAGTAGCAGTAAAAGCGTTTGAGTCCGAGGTTCATGCTGAATTTCAATCAAGCGGCTTTAAAACAAAAGATGCAATGCGTATGCGTCGCAACGTAGTTGGTTCACAGCTACAATTTCCAAAATCAGGCGCGGGCATAGCTCAACAAAAAGCCATACAGGCTGATGTTGTTGCAATGAACGTTCAGTATGAGCCGGTAACCTTGTCCCTCCAAGATTGGCATGCCTCTGATTATTCCGATCTGTTTGCTCAAGCAGAAGTTAACTTTGACGAGCGTTTAGATCTTGTTAGGGCTTCAGCTATGGCTATTGGTCGCAGAATGGATCAAATGGTTATTGATGGTCTTGTTAATTCCGGCGCGACTACCATTGCTAATGGTGGAACTAACTTCACTTACGCTAAAGTACGTTCAGCTATTAGCACACTTCATCAAAACAACGCCGGCATGAACGGTGTGTATTGCTTAATTTCTGCACAAGCAGAGCAGCAACTTTTAGATGAAGACAAATTAACTTCATCTGACTTCGTTAACTCTCGTGTTATCGAAAACGCTGGCCTTGATGGTCTTAGGCTTGCTGGTGTGAATTGGATTGTGATTGGCGACATGACTGAAGGCGGATTGACCAAAGTTGGCAACATTCGCAATTGCTTCATGTGGGACAAGCAATCAATGGGCATGGGCATCGGAATCGATTTCAGCACTGAAGTGAACTACATGCCGCAAAAACTAAGTTACTTAGTAACCAGCAAGTTCAAAGCGAATGCTAAAGCGATTGACGCTACCGGCATCGTTCAAATCGACATCGATGAATCAGCATAATTTAAGGGGATATAGAAATGGCTTTTGATATTAATAGCTTTAATAACTGGTCTTCAGGTGCCGCAAAGGGCCCGAAATCTTGGGCTTACAGCTCATCAACGGACACGCTGGCTACTATTGTTACAGACGATTACTTTTTATCTGTCGCGGGAAGCTTGAGCGCTGATGACTTGATTTACTGCGCGGGCTCTGACGGAAAGGGCACATTTGCTGTCTTTGTTGCCACTAGCACCTCTGTTAAATTAGGCGCATCCGATGGCGCTACCGTTAATCGTGTCGTTATAACTTCTGCTGAAGTTCTGTTGCTTGCAACGACTCCAAAAGTATTAGTACCGGCTCCAGGCGCTGGTAAGATTGCAATCTTCGAGGGATGTCATGTGCAGTTGGACTACAACTCAGTTGCTTATACAGAGTCGTCCGACAATCTGGTTGTTGCTTATACAAACGCAGCGGGCGTTGTTGTGTCTCAAGTCATTGAGATGACAGGCTTCATCACGTTGACAGCTGATAGCTCTACTCGCGGGTTCCCAGCAATCAATCCGATTGTTGCTAACACAGGGTGCGCTAATCAGGCTCTAGTTCTAGATAACAACAACGCTAACTTTGGTAATGATGGTGATTCAACGCTTACTGTCGATACATTCTACAGAATCGTTAACGCTGTATAATAACAGGGGGGCTTCGGCCCCCTTTTCTGGAGGTAAAAATGGCTTTTGATATTAATGCATTCAATAACATTTCGTCCGGCGCGCTTGGCGTAGCTAGGCTCTGGTCTTATAAGAGTGCTGTTGACGTAATCTCAGACATTAAAGCAGCAGATTATTTCGTAGCAATGAGATTCGCTTTAGAAAAAGACGATCTTATATTTGCTGTCGGAACAGACGAAACAAACATCCTTTCTGTTTCATCATTAAAGAATGCGACGTCTGTAACAACTACCGCGTTTTATTCGGGTGCTGGCGGGATTGCAGATGGCGCGGTGACTACTGCAAAGCTTGCAGATTTAGCTGTCACAGAAGCTAAGATTGCAGATGATGCGGTTGCTACTGACAAAATAGCTAATGAAGCTATTACAGAAGCTAAGATTGCAGATGATGCGGTTGCTACTGCAAAGCTTGCAGATTTAGCTGTCACAGAAGCTAAGATTGCAGATTTAGCTGTCACAGAAGCTAAGATTGCAGATTTAGCTGTCACAGAAGCTAAGATTGCGGATGATGCGGTTGCTACTGACAAGATATCCAACGAGTCTGTCACTCTTGCTAAGATGTCAGATGACTCTGTTGATGAAAACAAGATTGTTTCTACGTCTTTTGGCACGTACATCGAAGGCGGATCTGGCGATAAGATTGAGCTCTCAACGCTCGTTTCAAGAACGGTTACGGTATCATTGTCGGCCGCCCAAATAATCGGCATGTTCACGACTCCGGTTGAGATCATCCCAGCTAGTGGCGCAAATACAGTGCATATTGTAAAGAATGTAGTGTTCGAGAACGATTTTGGCGGCACTTCATTTTCAGGCGGCGGAACTTTTGGGCTGCAATACGGGGCGGGCGCTGCGCTTTCGGGAGAAAGTGCATCAGAGACGAAACCAGCGAGCAGATTGAACAGCGTTGTTAATGATTTCTTCTTTCAGCTTCTCGGAGACATGTCGTCTGGTGCTACTTCAGATTTTATTAATAAGTCGATTACGATATCAAACGATACTGGTGCGTTCGCGTCTGGAAACAGCACAACATATCTTCATGTGTCGTATAGCACTGTTACTACAGTAGCTTAAGAATTGAGGTAAATTTATGGCAGGACCTAACACTGACATCGAAATCATGGCGAACGCCGCAGTTTTGCTAGGCAAAAGGCCTTTTGCGACAATTGAGGACTCTGACGAGTTTGCGGTTAGTCTGCAAAAGTTCTATGACATGCTTGTTCCTTCCGAGCTGTCTAAAAACCAGTGGAAATTCTGCAAGAAACACGCTCAGTTGTCGCAGTCTTCTAGCAGTCCGGATTTCGCTGAGTACAGCAGTGCGTACGATTTGCCAGCGGATTTTCTGTCAGCTGTTCGGATATACCCGGGCGTGCACTATCAAATCTTTGGTAAGCAGATATACACCGGCGGAACGGGTATTTTGAAGCTTGAGTACAACTATCAAGTGCCGGTCACTTTTTGGTCGACTGCATTCAAAGAGTTCATGGTTTACGCGCTGGCGTCTCAAGTTGCAGCTGCGGTTACAGAAGACCCTAGAATGGTCCAGATGATGCAGCAGGAACGACATCGCGTGCATGCTGAGGCAATGTGGGTGGATTCTCAAAACTCTCCCACGGTCGCCATACAGAGCAGTCCGTGGATTGAGGCTAGGCAATTTGGCTCTTCGGGCACGTCTAACGGCAGGAGATAAGCATGGCTACACGTCAGATACAGAACAGCTTTACGCTCGGCGAGCTTGACCCGAAGCTGCTCGGGCGCACGGATTTCCCGGGATATTACAAAGGTGCCCAGGTATTACGGGACATCTTGGCGATTCCCCAAGGAGGCGCAAAGCGTCGCTTTGGCACGACCTACATAAAAACTATTGTCGATACTGGGGATGGGGACGCCCTTATTACGGATGCCGATGAGATTAACGGCATTGAGTACGGGTTCTCGGGGACTAAAACCTACCTGATTATTGCCAGACCGCACGATAGAACCGGGACTCCTGGGGTCGCGTTCGAGATATATCTAGATAATGTGCTTCAAGCGACAGTTACGACGACAGATTATGCGATTGCACAGATATCTGAGCTTCATTTTGTCGCATCGCAGTCCAGGGTCGTCATTTTGCATGAAGATATAGCGCCGCACGAGCTAGTTCGAACCTCCGATGCCGTGTGGGCTGTATCAACAGTCGCCTTTGGACGCGTCCCAACTTATGATTTCTCCTTAGTTGATGGGGCGTCATATCGCGGGTCTAGTGACACATTCACGCCAAGCGCGGGCAATGGGCTGGGAATAACCCTTACGGGAAGCAGCGCATTCTTTGATGCTGGCCACGTTGGCGGTATGTTTGTGGGCGGGGGCGGCGTAATGCGGCTCAACTCTATAAATGGCGCGGGCACTATAGCCACCGGCGACGTTCTTGATGACTTCAGCAACACAACAGCGGCCATAAATGGCGTAGATTGCCTTTTGAGCTCGGCAGCCTGGGGAGATTTCACGGGTGGAACCCCTGCCGGCGAAGATAGAGGGTGGCCGGCTCTAGGCGCATTCTTTCAAAGCAGATTGTTTTTAGCTAGAACGCCCGTTTTGCCAGAATTCGTATTTGCTTCAGACACGCTAGATTACTATCAGTTTGACGACTCAGAAGAACTCGATACTAACGGTTTCTCGTATCAAGTCACTGATGATGTCATTGATATATCATCGAACAAAGCGCTAACAGTGCTGACAGCATCCACGGTTGAATCAAGTTCTATATTCTTAGAGACCCCGGTTAGCCCAAAGAATGTCTTTATAACGCCACAGTCATCGCACGGAGCGGCCGATGTGGGCGTAGTGATTCTTGACGATCAAGCAATGTATGTCGATCAGAACACACAGCAAGTAAACGCCCTGGGCTACGACATGAGCAGCGGCAGTTTCAACGTATCGAACGTAAGCCTGACGTCACCCCAGCTTGTCGATAACCCTTCTACTATTGCAGCCTTCAGTCCGGCCACCAATGATGGTGAAATCCTACTGCTGACCAACGCCGATGGCACCTTAGCCATGCTTCAGTCTTTAGTGCTTGAAAACGTGCAGGGCTGGACGCTTGGTAGAACCCAAGGGCTATTTAAGAAGGTCTATGCAGATGGGGCGTCAGCGCATGTAATTGTTCAACGCTCTATTACAACGGGGGCAACGGTTACGGGCGTTGCGAACAATGTGTTCACGGCTAACGATGAATTCTTAGGCATTACAGATATTACGGCAGCAGCAGCAGATGCGGGCACGGACGTTACTCTTTTCGCTATCGACGGTGATTATGTGGTCATCGGGCATGAGTCATCGTTTTATAGCATTGCTGTTGCGCTGAATACGGCTGCTGATGTCACCATTGCTCCTACATTTGAGTACTTAGATGACACCGGGGTGTGGACAACATTTACCCCGACCGATGGCACTGCTGGATTCACTGGAGCGGGCACGATTTCTTGGGACCTGAGCGCAGATACAGGGACGTGGAAAGCTCAAGAGTTTCCGGTTTCGACAGAAGAAAGCATCATTGCTCCGCCTCTTCGCAAGTTCTGGATGCGTATTGGTCGGACCGCGGCAACGCTCGCAACCTTGCCCATCGAAGACACGATTCTAATCAATGTCGAAAACACGCTTCAGATTGAATTTATCGATTTTGATGTGTACACAGACGCCACAATAGCGACTACATCAGATGCGGACGGGCTGGTGACAGGTTTAGACCACCTCCTTGGACAGCACGTATATGCAACGTTCAACGGAATACCGGAAGGTCCAAAGTTTGTGGATGCCGACGGAGAGATAACGATAACAGAGACATCGAGCACTGTAAGCATCGGCATTAACTATATTCCGACGCTTAAACCCATGCCGCTAGTCACTGCTTCTGAGTTCTCTCAGTCTGTGTATCAGCCGAAGCACATCAAGTCTATTTACGTTGATTACTACAAGTCTCTCGGCATATTAGTGAACGGGTTCGAGATTCCAAGCCTGGCTTTAAATGTCTTGACGCTCGATCAAGCACCAATTCCCGTCACTGGCTTTTATGAAGTCACACCTATGCGGGGCTGGGACCCGAGAGACGTACAGACAATTTCACAAGAATTACCCCTTCCGATGACCATTATCGGCGTCGGATATCGCCTGGAGGCAATATAATGAGTGGAATGGAAGGCCCCGCAATCGCCCTTTTAGCAGCATCAGCAGCTAGCACTGGCACCGGATTATTTGCATCCAGACAGCAAGCAAAGCTAGATGTTGCATCTGTAAACTTCGAGGCTGAATCTGCAAAGAATGAAGCAGCTCAGCAATCTTTTGCTTCAGCGCAGGGATTTAGGCAAGCGCTGTCGTCTCAGCTGGCTATTTCAGCGCTCAGGGGCGGGGGCGGCTCTATTGCTCTCCAGTTTGCATCTAAGAGCTTGGCAGCCATGTCCGGGGATGCTGCGGTGTTTGAGCGGCAACAAAAGACTATCGATATCAATAAAGGTCTGGGGATATCAAACGCTAAATCCGGGAGGTTTGGGCGAGACGCCAGTGCTATTACTAGCTTGCTCAAATCTGGAATTGATTCTGTAAACTTCAGCAGTGGAGCATAAACAATGGCAGGCGATTTAAAAGTTTTACAGCGACAAGTGCTTGGGAATGCTTCAAAGCTGTTAAGAACATCATCTTTTTCCAATATTCAGAATGTTTTTAATACCATATCCTCTGTCGGTACCTTCGCGGCTGAAAACGTAGCGGTTGCAGGCTCCCAGCAACAAGGCGCACTAGACGCTCAGTCAGCAGTGGAAGAAGGACGGACCGCTAATCTTGCTCCTGGATTCACCAAGTCTACGGCTGCCTACAATAAGGCGTTCAATAACGTCGAAGCCAGCGGAGTTGTTTCAAATGCTGCGCTTTTGTATGACCAGAAACGTAAAGCCATGTCGCAGGCCGGCGTTTTAAACTCCGAAAGCGTCAATAACTTTGATGAGATTGCAAAAGCCATCAACCAGGGCACGATTGACGGGGTTAATGATTCAAACAAAGGTAATGTAGCCGCAATGCTACAGCCTATCTATATAGACAACATGTCTAAAATGATGGAATCGGTGCGCGGATTCAACATACGCACATCAAACGAAAACTTTAACTCAATAATGTCCCGCAATGTTACAGACATTGAAGACGGAACAAACGAAGGCAACCAAGAGAAGGTCAGTCTTGCTTCGAACAATGCTCTACAGCTTATTAAAGACCACAGAACCCTTGGCTACATGACCGAAAACGAAGAGACTAAGGCTATAGAGTCTCTTGATGACGTGATTGTTGCGGCGAACTTTAACGCGGCTTACCTAAATTCTGTGGCAAACGGCACTAAAGAGCAGTATCTGGCGAGTCTTGCTGTCCAGCCCAAGGGCGTTACGACCGACCAGTGGAGCGCGGCCTTATCAAAGACTCTTAAGACAGATTCCGAGCTAAGCCGGGCGCTGGGTCAGCAGCAAGTACTTAATTATTCTGATGCAAGAAATAAGGTCGACAACGGGACCTATCAAGCCGCCGAAGACTTAGACGAGGTTAGGGATACTGTCACTGCTGCTCAATTCCAGAGTTTAGAACAACAGATTGAGAACACTCAAGCCAAAGCCGGCAAGACGCAGCGGCAAAAAGCCCAGCTACTTATCGATTCTCAGTTTAGCCCATGGGTCGCCGCCAATGCGCCTGAAAAGGTCAGGAACTCTCTTTTTGAAGATGCCTTAGAAGCCAAACAGCAAGAAAAAGCACGACGCACAGAAAACCCGGGCGCGGCATTAACAATGACGGACGAAGCTGAAGTTGCAGGGACGCTTGGCTTTCCGGTTCCCGTCTTCAATAACAAGCTTGAATTCTCTATTCTCAAAGGCGACACAGGGCGGGCATTTGACGCCGCTTTAGCCTACGGGTCGCTAGCCGGCAATGGTCAGCCCGGCAGTCTCAAAAACCCGGGGCTCGTGGTAAGTAAAAATACGGCTCGCATTGCGAATCTAGCGCTTAGAAATAACACAATGGCGGCAATAGATGAAGATCGTTCAATAGAGCTGGCTCGAAACACGGTTTTAAACACCGATAGTGCGACCATTCAGGCGCGTTTAGACAGATACCAGCAAACGTACAGCGCCAGTGGCAAAACAACCGCAAGTAAAGGGTTTAAGAATCTTCAAGCTGCTTTCAAGGATACCTTTGACGTGCCGGCAGACAAAAACCCTGAAGCGTTCAGGCAATTTCAAGATGTCTTGTCTCAAGAAGCGCTGATGTTTGACACCAACGAAGATGCTTTAGACATGACCAAAAGGGACATGACGAGTATCTGGCAGACAAGCAAATATACGGCCGAAAAAGACCAGTTAATGAAGTTCCCGCCGGAGCTTATTCCGATGGCGGACCAGGGACAATGGCTAGACAACTATATAAAGCTTGAGATTCATTCCAGCAACCAAAGAGTTGCCCAAAAGCCGAAATTGGAAGCCCAAATCCCCCAGATGCGGGAGCGCATGAGCGCTTTAAAAGCGGAGTTTGGCGGGGCATCACTCGAGCGCCAGGATGAAATAGAAGCCGAGTCTATCGCGCTCATCAAAGATGCGGCTATCGCTACTTTTGTTCCAGACCGAAAGATAACCATTAAAGGCCTGGATAACATCCCGGAAAAAATGACGTCTGACGAACTGTTTTCACTGCCGCTTAGCTTCGACCCCCTCCCCGCTGGCTTGGCAGTCCCTGGCGCAGGATTATTTGGCGGCACCCAATCAGTCAAGGGACGAAATGCCGAGATTGACGGCTTTAAAACGCGCTGGTATTTAAAATCGCTTCCGGAAACCGGCACTCGAACCGACGGGAAGCTGACTTATGGACTGGCGGTTATTGATAAAAATGGGTACGAGGTCTTCTATGAAGACCCTCAAAACCAATCAGGCATCCTTGAAATTACCTTAGGCGGACTTAATGACTTCTTGCCCGAGACAGCTCAAAAGCTGAGCGATAAGACTATTACCCAGATATCTAGAAAAGAAGCCAAGGAGCGCTTCAAGAAAAAGCGTAATGAGCTCAGTACAGCGGTGAAATTCCTTTCCAGTACGGTGACCCCAGTGCTCCAAGGCATCTTTGTAGACCAGCAGGCCCCGGCAATAGCAGATGAGATCCGAGAAGGAGGTCAAATATGACACCCGACAACGACGGTTTTTTAGACCCAACCCTTCTGGGTCACGAGCTCAGCGACAAGGCGCGAGAGGATGAAGCATTCGGCCCCAGGTCCGTTGCAAACCTAGCGCCCAGCCAAAGGGGAAGAAAACCTTCTTTATTTGAGATTGGCGGCGCCCTTTTCAAACAAGAAAACATGATTGGTTCAGGCATTCAAAAATCGTTGCTAATGAAAAACATGGCCTCTATGGAAAGTCAGCCCGACTTTAGTTATGCCGACTGGATTAATGATAACGCGCCCGACATGACCGCGTATCGAGATAGATTTGTCTGGGCTGAAAGCGACGACATGGCGCAGCTCATCACAAATAAAATTAGAGAAGAAGAGCAAAGCCGACAGATAATGGCTGAGCGTCCATGGGCCTCATTCGCCATGGGGCTCGTCATCGGAAACTTAGACCCCTCAATATTGGTCCCGGGCGGCGCAATTGTCAGAAATGCACGAACCACGGCTAATGTGGCAAAGTCTGCTTTTTCTGTGGGGGCGGCAAGTGCCTTTTCTACCTCGGTTCAAGAAGCTGGGCTACAGGCGACACAAGAAATCAGGACCATCGAAGAATCGGCATTCAATGTTATAGGGTCTTCAGTGTTTGGCGCATCTCTAGGCGGACTGATATCGGGGTATAGCGCTCTGGGCAAAGGCATCAAGAAAGACATCATATCTACGTATGCCGGAACAAATGAGAGTCTTGAGCCTCTCGGCCCAGGCGAAACCTTATCCGCTGCACGTTATAGCGAAGAGTACAAAAGAGAAAGCCAAAAGTTTGCAAATGTTGGCGGCCTTGTTTCTGAAAAGATAAAAAACTTAAATCCCATTTTGAGACTGGCAAATTCCGTGTTCACATCTGCCCAGACGGCCGGAGAAATATTATTAGGGGGTGATTATGTTCGCAACAAAAACCTTCCTGAATTCGGCGGGGAAGCTTCTGAAACTTCACTTCAAACGCACATAAAAAACGGACTGGCTCGGTTTGCCGTCCCCCAGCTTAAAATGCAAGACCATTTCTTTGCAAATGCGGGCATTGAAGGCGGGCCCTTGAAAGCCGTTCGGGCTAAGTTCTCCCAGCAGGGCCTAGCGAGTGAGAAATTCGGGGAGCAAATCATTTTTGCGGCTCGAGCTGGCGCCGTTCACGAAAATCCGCATGTTAAAGCTGCGTCTAGGGTGTTTTTAGACGAGATTGTTGAGCCCATAAAGAAAGACGCTATCGAAATGGACCTTCTGCCTGAAAATGTTAGCATTTCTACGGCTGTAGAATATGTAACGCGTCTTTTAAATCATGAAAAAATAAAAGCAAACCAGTTAGAGTTTACGAATACTATCGCTATCCCTTGGATTGCAGAGCAAAACGAACTGTTAAAAAGCTATCAGCCCGCCATAAAACAATTTAGAAAATCTATAACAAGCGCCAATAGGCAAGTTAAAGCAGCCAAAGAGCCTGTGCGCGTAGACCCAGACATTGCTATCAAAGAAGAAAAAGCATTCAACAAAACTGTTAAAGAGTTTGAGCGAAAAACAGACGCTTTAAATGCACAAATAGACAAGCTGAACTTGACGAAAAAAGGACAGATTGGTAAAAACAACCTTCAAGTTCGTAGGCTTAACGATTTGGCGAGAGGATTGGCGGCTAGACACAAGAAAAGGCTAAAGAAATTCGAGGCTGCCCAGCAACTCAGACGTGAAAATGCTGAAACACAGATATTAAACGCTGGGATAGACGTTGACGACCTAAAGCTAGTCAAAGCTAGAAAGCCTAAGGCTGGCAAAAAAAGCTTGCTGACAGCGGGCAGGCAAAAAGAAAGATTCGATACAATCAAAGCTAACAGAAAGGCGCGCATAAAAGCCGCTAAAGATAGACAAAAAGCGCTGGTGAAAAAATTAAATCTGCTTGAAAAAGACATTTTAGACAAGACTAATAAGCTGCAAGCTACGCTAGACGCTGAAGCCGCCACTCTTCGCGAGTCACACCAAGAGAAAATGGCCCCCTTTGATGAGCGTCTTGCCAAAATTGAAGAAAAGTTAGCTGAAGCTAACGCCGTAAAGCTTGTTAAGCCCGTCAAAGAGAAAAAGCCAAAGCTAACGCCTGAGCAAAAAAAAGAAAAGAAGAAGCAAGACGAAGACACAAGGCAGGCTCGCATTAAAGAAGCTGAAGATATTATTGCTAAGCTTGAGGAAGACTTTAAAGACGCTATCCCAAACACGCTGTTTGATTCTGAAGGGAACATACGAAACGTATTGATAGATGACGAGCATATAGCTAGCGTCGCAGATGGCGTTGTGATGAACATTCTAAATAGAAACTCTCAGAAAATTAAAAACCCTGTTCTAAATCGATATATGGGCAGCGGAAAACCAAAACCTTTAAATAATCGTGCATTTTTAATCCCAGACGAGCGCATCCAAGATTGGACAATTAACGACGCATTCGCAATAGCGGATACGTATACAAGGGGCATGGTTCCTGTCATCGAAACGGTTCGAATGGCCAGAAGACTTGGCGTTCCCGATAAGAATATAAAGCGACTATCTAAGATGGAAGATCAGAAGTTTGCGCTAGAAGAAAATCTAAAGGAACCGGGCTTAAGCGAATCAGAATTAATAGGGCTGAAAGAAAAGATAACTCAAATAGAGCTCAAACAAGCCGAAATCGGCGGCGCTCCTGAAGATTTGCGCGGTTATTTCATTGAAGAGCTGACGAACGAGCTAAACGCTAAAAAAGAAGCCACAAATCCGTCGCCAGAAGCGTCAATCAAGCTAGAAGCCGAGTACGATTCTAATATTAAAGATATTAACGCTGGGTTTGATATGTTGTTCGGCATTTATGGCGCTGGACCCAATGCCGTAGATAACAGTGGGGCTGTTTTTTTAAGGGCGCTTAGAGCTTGGAACTATCTGAGATTCATGGGCGGCATCGTACTGTCATCATTGGCGGATGCCGGCAGTATCGTCCTTAAAAACGGACTTTATGCTTCAATAGATGCGGGCATGAATGTGGTTTTAGGTAACGGCATAGCTAAAATTACCAATCGCGATACCCTACAAGCGCTCAATTTTGTTTTAAATAAGAAAAATGGACAACGCATCAAGAGCTATTTAGACCATACCGGAACGGCGGCCGAGGCAGGGCCGATTACACGACTGCTGGAAGCTGGCTCTCAGACATTAGGCAATATTTCACTGTTCAATATGTGGCAGGACCTAGGACAAGAAGTTGCAGGCACTGTTGCCATCAATCGAATCCTGCGGACTATCGACACGCACGCGAAAACGGGCGAGGTCTCCCGAAAAGACGCAATAGAGCTAAACGCAGCCGGTGTTAAAAGAAAGCATTGGGCCACGATACACAAAGAGTTTAAGCGCACCGGGGGCATAGACGATGGAAATTATTACACAAACTATAACGACTGGAACGTATCGGACCCGGAAGTCGCCGAGGCGCTGCGCGTTTTCTTTGGTGCAATACGTGAAACGGTGGTGGGTGCCATTATTGAGCCTACAGCGGGTGACTTACCGCTATTTGCCGGCGCTAACGAATGGACCAAAAGTGTCATGCAGTTTCGATCGTTCGAGTTTGCATCAACAAACAAAGTTCTGATATCAGGGCTAACGCGAAATGACCAAGAGTTTTATCAGGGCGTCGTCACTATGCTAGCGTTTGGTGCAATGAGCTATGTGGCTTCTGCAAAATTCAAACGACCAGATGAGCCAGTTGATTTGTCTTTTGAAACTGTGGCACAAGAAGCTATAGATAGGTCCGGCTTAATAGCGCTCGTGATGACGGGATTCAATATTGGCTCCAAAGCTCTGGGAATCGGAGGCACAACAAGATATCAATCCAGGGGAATCATGGGCTCGCTCATGGGACCAAGTTTTGGCTTAGGTGAAGACTTGCTTAACTTGATTAGAACAATCTCTGGGGCCGCGCAGGGCGATATTCAGATGACAGACAAGGATGCTATTAAAATGATGCGCCTCGCCCCTTTCCAAAATATATTTTATCTTAATTATTTAAACAAACAGGTCTCCAAGAAAATTGGTAGAGCTATCGGATTTGAGGAAATAGAATAATGGCTAACATAGCAATCAACAGTGTACCGACCCGGGTACAGTACGTAGCAACGAATCTACAGACGACTTTTAGCTACACTTTCCCCATCAAAGCCGATGGCGACCTCAAAGTTTATCAACGAATAGCCGGCTCTGATGCGTCCGATGCTGACGACCTGCTGACGCTAACAACTCACTACACAGTCACAGGAGAAAATTCGGCGTCCGGCGGCACGATTGTTTTAGTCACCGGCGCCGTGACCGGCGACATAATTACAGTAGTGGGCGACAAAGCTATCGACCGCTCCGCAATTTATGACCAGTCTGTGACGCTCAAAAAGTCTGATTTAAACAACGATTTTAACGACAACGTCATGTATGACAAGCAGATTTCAACCGAAGCTCAAGAGCTCAGCGTAGGCTATAATCGCTCAGAGCGCATATCTCCGACGTATCGACAAGACAATGTTAAGGTGCCGTTGCTCGACAATAATGAAATATGGATTGGAAGAGGCAACGCTGGAGACTCTCCCGATGACATCACGAAAGTTTTGGTAAGCACGATTCAAGGGCTTGTTCTCAATGAAGCAGATTATATTGTGGGAACGGCTGAAGCTCTGCTGCCAAATGCGCAAGTTCTAGGCAGTTTAGCCACCGGCATCATGAAGAACACAACCGCCGCATCCGTGGGAACCGTCGGAATTGCATCTCAGGGCACAGATTATTACGCCCCAAGCGGCACTGATGTCGCCGTTGCCGATGGTGGCACAGGCGCTTCAACGAAAAGTGCAGCAGTAGACAACTTGATTTCAGGCGCGACGATTCCGGCCGCGACGGTGGCAGCAGCAGACAAGGTGCTCATTCAAGATTCAGATGACGCGGACTCATTCGCAACGGTTACAGCACAATCCATCGCTGACCTTGCCGCTGACGTGACCGAGTTTGACGACTCTACTTTTAGAATCCAGGACAACGGCGATGCAACAAAAGAGTTGGCGTTTGAAGTTTCTGCAATATCGACAGCAACGACTCGCACGATAACAATGCCTGATTCTGCCATTGATTTGACGCCGACCACTGGAACGTATCAGGGATCTAGCGCTCGACTATCGGATATTGCAGGCCTTGCCGTTACTGATAGCAATATTATTGTAGGAGATGGAGCGAACTGGGTAGCTGAGTCTGGCGCCACCGCTAGAACCTCTCTTGGACTGACGATTGGAACGGATGTTCAGGCATCAAGCGCTCGACTATCAGACATCGCCGGCCTCGCGGTCACAGACAGTAATATCATCGTAGGTGACGGTGCAAACTGGGTTGCCGAGTCTGGTTCTACTGCCAGAACCTCTCTTGGCCTAACGATTGGAACGGATGTTCAGGCATCAAGCGCTCGATTAACGGACCTTGCCGGCCTTGCCGTCACGGACAGCAATATTATTGTAGGAGATGGAGCGAACTGGGTTGCTGAGACAGGCGCTACGGCTAGAGCTTCACTTGGTCTGACAATCGGAAGCGATGTTCAGGCATATGATGAAGACCTGACCGAACTGGCTTCTGGCTACACATCCGAGACAACGACCACGTCAGCACGATTTAAGTTTTTAGAGGGGACTGACAATGGTACTAACGGAGCCACTTTGGCCGGTCCTGCAAGCACTGCTAATGTTACTCTGACTTTGCCGTCTGCTACCGATACCCTGGTAGGTCAAGCAACAACAGACACCTTAACCAACAAATCCATAGATGTTGATTCTAATACCCTTAGCAATGTCCCCGTATCAAGCCTGGCGAACTCAACCGCAGGAGAGCTCATAACCTGGAGCGCGTTGGGGGTTCCTGATGTTGTTTCAGCAGGGACAAGCGGTCATGTTTTGACAAGCAACGGGGCAGGATCTGCACCTTCTTTTGCCGCTATTCCTTTCGAGATGACGATTGCCGCAAGCAATGAAGAATCAGATCTCTCGGTGGGCACTGCGAAAGTGACGTTTAGAATGCCAACAGCTGTCACTCTTACAGAAGTTCGTGCAAGTGTTCGAAGCGCCCCCACCGGCGCAACAGTAACGGTTGATATCAATGAGTCTGGTTCTACAATATTGAGCACAAAGATAACTATCGATGATTCTGAGAAAACGTCAACTACGGCTGCGACGGCCCCTGTCATTTCTGATTCTGCGCTTGCAGATGACGCAGAGATAACAGTGGACATAGACCAGGTGGGATCAACTCTGACGGGGTCTGGCTTAAAGGTGACCCTTATCGGAACGAGGTCTTAACATATGAGCTTTCTTGTAAACAGCTATATAGTCGCTTCTGCTGGTTCGGGGATAACTGCAACTGGCGGGACGATTACAACCTCTGGCGGGTACACGATTCATACGTTTAACAGCTCCGGAACATTTGAAGTCACCGCAGGATCTGGGAATGTTGATTATTTAATAATTGGTGGTGGTGGATCCGGAGGAGCGGCGCATAACGTTGACAGAGGGGGTGGTGGTGGAGCCGGCGGTTACATAACCGGGGTTTCATCTGTTATAACCGCTTCCTATACTGTTGCTGTTGGTGCTGGAGGCGTGTCGACGACAGTTAGGGTAAATGGAGTAAACGGTAGCGGCTCTTCCTTTAATTTGAACACTGGTACAGGAGGTGGCGGAGGAGGTTATCGAAACAATACTGCTGGTTCAGGTGGTTCAGGTGGTGGTACAGGTGACGACACTGGCGTGGGTACTGGGTCTCAAGGGTCCGATGGTGGAGAAGGAAATTACAACGGAACCAGCGGCTCAGGTGGTGGTGGTGGTGGCCATACCGCGGTCGGTGTTGCGGGAGCGTCTGGCGGAACAGGTGGCGCAGGAACCTCAAGCTCTATCACGGGGTCTGCTGTGACGCGGGCTGGTGGTGGTGGCGGCGCCGCAGGCGGATCAGATGGGCAAGGCGGAATTGGCGGCGGAGGACGCGGCTGGAACACAAACGATGGAGCAGGAACAGCGGGAACAGCAAACACTGGCGGTGGCGGTGGTGGTGCTTATGCCGGTGGATTATCAGATCAGCTTGGCGAAGACGGTGGCTCTGGTGTCGTAATAATAAGATACCTTACTTAATATAGAGGATAAAAATGGCATATTATGCAGAGCTAGGTCATGACAACGTTGTCGTAAGAGTAATAGTAGTCGATGATTCTATAGAAGATGGAGAAAAGTGGTGCGCGTCAACATTCCTTGGAACATGGCGTAAAGTAAACTATTCTAAAAGTGCACCAGTGAAGTTAAAAGCGAGCCTGGGATCTAAATATGATGCTGAAGTTGGCGGATTTGTTATGCCCAAGCCCCACGCAAGCTGGACACTAGATAAAGAAACAGGTCAGTGGGACGCGCCTACTAAAATGCCGGACTTTTCCGAGGAGTTTGAATACTCTTGGAACGAAGCGCAAGCAAAGTGGGACGCTAGCGATGAAAGATATAAAGAACGAAAGAAAGAGAAAGAGAAAGGCCCTAAATAAATGATACCTGCATGGAGGCAGAGAATGAAAACTTATGACGGCGGAGTAGCGATAATCTTAACAATCATCGCAATAGGCGTGGCAGCAGGTCTTGCATCAGCAAAATTGCGAGGTGACGACAATATCATCGAAGAGACAATCGAAATCCATGTGGAAAACTATATTGAGCGGCATCTTGGGCTCGATGACGAAGCTTTAAAAGACGTTATAGATATAACGCCTTGGTCAGCTGAAGAATCTGATGCGACGTTTGAAGTTCATCGCACAAAGCCGGGACTATATTAGTTCAGCGGAAGTAGCTTGGCATAGCTCGTAATCTTGCGGGCTTTGTCAGGGTCCATAGAATGTAGGAAGCCTGTAGCGAAGTACGAAAACATATCTGCGGAATGGGAGCTCCAATCGTGTTCAGGTCCCGTGGATACTCCTTTCCTTGCATCTTTCTTGGCGTGAAACTCATCTAAGCACCGAATCATGTGCTTACAGCGCGGATGTATAATCATATCCGGCAGCAAGGACCTTGCACATTGTATGCGCTCTTGAATGCTTGTCCGGGGCACGACAAATATATTTAGTCCTGCTTTTCTGAGCATCTCAAAACGTGTCTTTCCAGTGCCGAGTTCGCGAACTTTCACATCATGCGGGAAGAAGTGCGTACCGTATCGCGTGAATCCGTACTTTTCTCTGACACGATGCAGCTGGTCTATGTAATATTCGAGCCCATAGCCGGATTCTTCGATGTGGTGGAACATGAACATCTCACCTTTTGCATTGCACTGGTAAAACCCAACGGCCATAGCGTCTGAGATGCCCAAATCCCACGATGTGAAGACCAGCAGGTTCTTGTCGATTTCGAACTCTTTGATATTGCCCTTGTCGCGTATGATTTTCATCTCGTTAGCGAAGTAAGCATTTTGAATTGCAGCGGTGAATGAGCAATAAAATTCCTGAAGTATTAAGTCAGATGACATGCCTGCACGACGCTCTTCTTCTATTATCTCAGGTGTAATGACTGGGGTGCCATCCCATTTCCTGGTGTCGTCAACGGTAAGAAGCTGTGTGTGCCACGCTGGGTTATCTTTTGTGCTCTCGTACATGTCGTAAAAGTGGTTGAGCCCACGAGGAGTTCCCAAAAATATAGCAAAGCCATCGTTTTCACTTAGTATGGGACGGAGGTAGTCCCAAGCTCTGGGGTCGATAGATTGCATCTCACTAAAGACAATCCCAAGAGGGTTAGAGCCAATTAACGCTTCATAGTTATCCGCCCCCGTAATTCTGATGCGTGAACCGTTGATGAGCGTGATGGTCATGGTAGAATGATTCACCTTGGCAACAAGCTCTTTAGGGATATATGACCTGAAGCTATTCCCGTCTTTTCCTCTCCCATGCCATATAACGGAAGCTGATTGCCCTATTTTAGGCAGGAGATGTAAAAACAGCCCTTTTCTCATTAGGGCCCCCATAAAAAGCAAATTAAATGAAAGAGTATCTTTTCCCGACCTACGGTGACTAACTAACAAAAACCTCTTAAGCTCACCTAACAGAAAGGCCCTCATAATTGGCTGCTGGTACGGTCGTGGAACGAACTTAGTAAGTATCTTGGTCATGCTTCTTTGCTCTTTCTATGTTGATTCGCATTGCTACATGATGTTGCCTTCCCGCATTCGCACTTACATAGAAGCTTAATACTCGCTCCGGCTTTTCTGCTTATGCTCAATACCGCCAAATGACCTGAGGTCTTGCCAATCAGGTGTTGATATTTTAAAGTATAGTCAGTCATATTGACTCCTACATGGTGAATTTGATCAGTGGTGCCCTAGTTCGTTTGGGGCATTACGCTTTGCTTTATTGCCTTGGGTTACTTACCTTCGGCTTCCTTCCTGCTGCTTGCGTCTACTTCACGGTTTATTTGCTGGTTAAACACCTCCACGTCTCGTCTTTCAATTGTGACAAGGCATGAGGAGCAAGCGAACTCGGTTACTGATCTAGTAGTCGTGCTCATTCTCCAGGTAATAGGGATAAAGGTGTGCTTTTTTGCTCTGCAAAGCTTCATATCTACTTTGTGTTTGATTCTATCGTTCATAAATACTCCTTAGTGTTCTTTTGAAATCATTTCAGCTTCCATGTCCTCGGGGGTCATCTCAAACCCGTGAAGGCCTGTGTGTATAGCATTAGAGATTAGGGGTCGCTGAAGGGGGTTTGTGTAGTCCATCTCGACGGACAGAACGTACTTTGGTTGCGCATGATGCCAGGTTTTTGCGAACACGTAGCTTCTGCCTGGATGTATTGATGCGTACACGTTGAACCCTTGGATTTCTCTATCTTTCGAGCATGCGCGCACAAAGTCTTTAATTTCTGCTAATTCTGTTAAAACACTAATATTCATGAGGCCTCCGATGTTCTACGTAGAACATTAATATTACATTTCACATTTTACAGTCTTAAAAGCTTTTAGACATCTTTGATTTGAAGCGCTCCATATACTCTAAGACTTTATCGGCGCCTTCTTTTAGCTTTTCTATATAGGCTTCATCTCTTTTTATGCGAAAGATGCAGCCGCTCAGGTCATCATTGAATCTCGGGTCAAAGCTAACGAAATCACACCATGATTTCCCGCATACATACAGTTGCCACTGAATTTGAGCGACGTACTTACTTGGCGGCCCTGACTCTAAGTGTTCGAGGTGCACTCTAGAGCTTGGGCATTTCACTTCGATGAGCCCATCGTCGCCTATGAACCCATCTGGCGAAGCTCCAAAGCTGGGCTGGTCGTCATGTGTGACGAACCCAACAGACCTGACCCTGTGGGGGGTTTCGAATTCGTACCACACGATTGCATCGTTTTCATGATCGATGCCCCACTGCATAGCTTCATTGGTGAAAGACTCTGTCGTGTTGCAAGTTAACGTCTCAACCAGCAGCTCTTGAGCGTAGGTTTTACGCTTAGCCGGGGTCAGAAGTCTGTCGGCATTAGAACCTGTGATTTTTCCGCGGCGCAATGAAAACCATTCATCACTGCGCTGCTCAACGTTATGTATTGTCATGCTTGCTCTTGCGGCGCCCGCAACCTCTTCATGACTTGCTCAAACCTTGATTCCGGCAGGTCAGCAATGCTAAATATCTTAAAATATGACAATATTTTAGATAAGTCGGTGCTGGTCTGCTTAGCTAGTTCAACAATCTCCTCGGCCTGATCTAATGTTATTGTGGCTTCAGTTGCGCGCTCCTCGACAGCCGCCCTCTTGTCTCTAAGCTCAGCTGCGTCACTGTCCTCCTGAGCTATGCCTAACATGCTGCTAAGCGCGTATCGTCGCCCATAGGTGATGACAGAGCCGATGCATTGGACTTCATTCATGCTTTTGGCGCTAAGGACAGGAAGGCTAAGGGTCTCGGATACAAATTGGTCGCCGAGCATCAGTATTGTCTCTATGCACACGCGATTATCGACAATATGTACAGGCTGCATCAACAGCACGGCATGCTTACAGAGAATAGGAATACAAGCATCGATGAGCTGGCCAAGGTCGGCATAAGTGTACCCATATCCACTTTTATCCTTTGATAGATTTGTCATCTCCAGTCTTGCTTTGCAAAGTGCCGCTGTTAAATCTCTTACTGATTCACTTTTGTTCATTTTAATAATTTCCTGGTAAGTTAAGACCACTTTAGTGAGTACGTGGACAAGGCTCAGCATCAAACATTCTGCGCTTTAAGGCTTGGTCGTACATGCATAGCTCGTCGATGTAAGTAAAAACAGCTTCTTCAACACCATACGACATGTCATTAAACATGTCTGACTCAAGGGCTATCATCATATCCATTCTGCCGAAGATTGTTGTATTTTTGGCAAAAAAGTTATTGTAGAAAGTGCTGAAATACTCAGCATTTATCATCGTCTCTTCTTTTTCAGAATCAGATAGCGCGTTGTAACATGTTTTAATTAATGCACGTTTCTCGTTTTCATCCATATCAGAAAAAAACTTCATTTCATTTAATGAAAAGTGCTCTTCTATAGTGCTAAATACCCGGGGCTCTAAGTCGCTCATGTAGTGTCCTTTGTTGTTAAGTGCATATTGACTTGATGCTTACAATATAATACAATGCCAATAAGAAGTCAACAACAAAAGGAGAGCAAACAAGTGAGCAAAGTAATCAGCCCATCGGGTAGGGTGTATAAACGCAGAATCACCATTCCGATGATAACGACATCATTCAGGTTGCCTGAAGACCAATTAGAAATGTTAAGGGACCATGCTGGCGAAACTGAGGTGAGCGTGAACACGATTGTAATGAAAGAGATACGAAAGCTATTAAAGCGTTTAGGTAAAATATAAAAGGATGTTAACAAATGAATAAAATAATACTGATTGGGCGCATCGGCAAAGACCCAGAGCATCGCGTTAGTGCAAGCGGCATGGGCATGACGACATTATCACTAGCCACGTCTGACAGAGTCAAAGACAAAGCGAGCGGCGAGTACAAGGAAGAAGCCGATTGGCACAGAGTGTTGGTTTTCGGCAAGACTGCTGATTTTGCGCGTGACCACATCAGAAAAGGCGACCTTGTCAGCGCAGACGGAAAGATGAAGTACAGCAAGTATCAAGACAAGGCTACGGGCCAAGACAGGACTATGTCACAAGTTATCGCCAACAGCTTACAGCTGCTCACCAAGTCGCCTAGGAACGAAGACCCTAAGCCTATCGCCAGTGGCAAGCCTGTATGGTCAGCGCCTTCGGCATTCGATGATTCAGATATACCTTTCTAGATGAGTGACCAGGGAAATGCGTACACGTTAAAGAGATATAAGCTCATGACCTGAGTATAGCTAGACGTTATTATGGTTCAAAGCTTATGAAGATGTACTTCCTTGGCGGTCGCAAGGATGCGGTCAAATCAGCCCCTTTATTGGGGCTTTTTTATGCGCGTAAGACTGGTGTTTGGTGGTAGGTCATAAAAGACCTGTGGTTTTGCACAGTGTTTGGTCGTAGGTCATATATATAGTGACAATAGAGCTGTTCATTGGGGGCGGAAATCATTTACTATTGATGCTCGCTAACAAGTTTAGCGAGAATTCATGAAGTCTTAGATATGCGCGAATGCGCTAGTTTAAGAGATAAAGAAGGCATCCTGCCTACCTTATCGTTTTGAGCTGAACTAGAGAAGCCGGCAAGCTCCTGTTAGTTCCCAAGTGACTTTACCTTTGACAACACCTCAAAGGATCGGGCTTGGTCGCGTGCGCGCGACATGCCCAATCCTTCACAACAAGGACCGAAACATGCCACTTGTAACAGCCTCAATCCTTCAACACAAGGACCGAAATATGCTACCTGTAACAGCCTCAATCCTTCATAACAAGGACCGAAACATGCTACCTGCAACATGCCCAATCCTTCAAAACAAGGACCGAAACATGCCACACAAGAATTGTACACTAGATGACGCCAAGCGGAACAGCTTTCCAACACAATATCAGCATAATCTAGGCAAACCCAACTTAAAAAGTCATTCAAGCCTCTCATCGAATGAGATAGACGAGGTTATTGAGCTCAGTGATGACTTTTACCTCTCCCAAGCCCTTCTTGACCAGTGCAACGCACTAAAGCTGACCCGAAGAGACAAAGCAATCCTCTCTATTGTCGGAAGTTTTCAGTACAGGTACAAGAAAGGGGTTCTGTACGCGACTCAGACTACTATCGGGGAAATGGCTGGCGCCCATGGCTGGAAACCTATGAGCCGGCAGCGCGCAAATGAAGCGATATCAGACCTTAGCGCCAGGGACCTAATCAGCAAGACCAAGCAGAAGAAGATGGGCGCCAAATGGTCAACTGTTGAGGTTACACTGACGATGCTGGGTAAAGCTGCCTACTCTCAGATTGTGGATAAAACCATCCAGAACCGCGCCAAACCCTGCTTTTCATCAAAAACCGGACACCGCGAACCCAAAAACCGGACACCATCTATTCTTTCACCCTTTCAGGGTTCAAGTATGAATAACTCTAACAAAGATAATAGGGAGGACGTGCCTGTGGATAAGCCTGCCGGCATTACCCACGAGCCACCCCACCCAGGACTCTTGTTTAATTTGCTTTCAGCGGGTGTAGAAAAGGAAGAGGCCGATAAATTCATTGCTAAGCAGGGAAGGTACGAGGATTCAGAGGAGCGCATGAGTCTGTTCAACGCAGTACTAAGCAAGGCTCTAAAAGATAAGGTGGTTCTAGCTAACCCCATTGGCTACCTTGTCGGTTCATACAACACCAAGAAGGACATGGAGGCTATAACGCCCAAAGATCTCAGGCGCTTGGCACAAGGGAATGAGACAGAGTTTGAAGCGAGAAGGCGCATAATTAATGCCAGGAAAAGAGAGTCGCTAAAACCTAAGCCAGGCAGAAAAGCCAGACCAGGTGAGACCGCAGAGCAAGCAGATGCAAGGAATGCACATGACGCGCTACCTACGAGCCGGGCAAAGCAAGAAGCTGGGCGAATCAGAGCAATGAGACATCAGGCTTACCAGCAAGAAAGACAAGGCGCCATGGATATAGTCGGCAGCCAGTACAATTTCAGCTGCGCGCACGACTACGATCAAGCGATTGCAGAGCAAATCAAAATAACGCGAAATGGTACGGCAGTAACCCCATTACAGCTAGCGCATTAACTATACCATTGCCCACGGAAGGAGCCCAAAATGCGACACCTAGAAGACAAGTCCCAAGCTTATGTTATCCACTGGTTCAGGCTGGCTTACCCTCACCTTGACGGCCTTTTGTACCACATCCCAAATGGCCAGAATGTAGGCCCCAAGGTTGGAGCACGACTTAAGAGGTCGGGGGTTGTAAGCGGCATACCGGACATGCACTTGGCTTACCCTACTGAGCGATACCCTGGATTATATATAGAGATGAAGAGCCCTAAGGGTAGAAACAGCCCGAATCAATCGAAGATGCAGGCGATTCTGTCGGCTGTGGGTTATCAAGTTGAAGTGTGTCATAGTTTTGAAGAAGCTAGAGTATCAATACAGTATTACGTAACAGGGAACAGCGCATAAAAGGACCCATCATGGAAGATTTAGAGATACGGGTATTGGCGCTAGAAAAGATGCTAGCTGAAGTATCAAACCGAGTTGTTCAGCTCAAGGAATGCGTACATGAGTACAAAGAGATAGAAACGCCATCGATGATGCAAAAGATGTTCGGGTTGTCATACAAGGAATGCACCAAGTGCGGGCTTAAGCATAATTCAGTCGAAAGAGCGGATCCATTTTTCTAAAGGATAAAAAAGCTATACTGGTTATTAAAAGTAAGCAAATGGAGACGCACGATGACACCCGACTTGATTTTGCAGACGGTTAGAAATGTAGAGTTATCGGCTCAAGTCTGCACAAAGTGCGGCGCTAAGTACAGACCCGAAAAAGAGCTTGAGTCCTTTAACTAGGGGTTCAGACTCTTTCTTTCTGTGCCGAAAATTAGGCCTTCTTAATCGTCTTCATCGTCTTCATCGTCTTCATCGTCCTGCTCTTGGATGCGCTCTTCTATAAAGTTTTTCACTTTCACGCTTTGAGCTAGGCTTATTTCCGTATCTGCCAATTTCGCCGATAATTTTTTGTATTCATCTTCAAGAGTTAACACAAAGCCGATTCCGAAAGCGTCGTTTGTGATAAGCCGAAGAATGCTAGATTGAAGCGTAGTTATTTCGTCCATATTTCCTCGAATCACGGTAACCTCGGCAAGAGCTTCTAAAAATTCCTCATGTGAAAATGGAACTTTCATGATTTACCCCCAAATGTTCCAACTACCTTCCAATCTTCTATTTGCATAACGTATTTAGCAGCTCTGACTAAAAAAGCAGACACTGTTATATCGTTGTCGATGCAGTATTTTACAATATTATCTTTGTGCTCTTCTGTTACTCTTATTTGTATGTATTTATCTTTATTGTTTTTCATGACTCCTCCTTATCTGCTTCAACTTTTGCAATCTTAGTTTTTTCGCGCATTTGTGTTTCCTTGTTTGAGCGTTAGTTGCTATGTGTTTTGCTTGACTGTGTAGCTATTGTATACACAACGTAGTGACAAGTCAACAGCTATTCATGCTTAATTCACACGAATAGCAAGAAAAGCTATACTGGTTATTAAAGGCCAGTCGAATGGAGACGCACGATGACACCCGACTTGATTTTGCAGACGGTTAGAAATGTAGAGTTATCGGCGTCAGGGTCAACTAACGTTGATGAACTGCGCAAGCTTATTAAAGATGAAGACAGAACCCGCGTTGTTGTGCATAAGTTCATGATGACGAAGTTTTCCGGTGTATCCGGCGAAATATCATCAGAGACAGAAGACAGGCAGGTTGATACTTCGCGCACGGAGAATACAAAAACAAGACGCTTCAATTTTTTGAGCATCTGTTGTCGGAAAGCGGAAGATTAATTTAGACACGTAGCTAGTAAAATAGGTTTGGATCATATGAATAAGCACAAAATGGGCAGATTTGGGAAAACGGGACTGCTGTTCAAGCAAGAGTACATCGAAAGAGCTTATGAGATGCTGAGCGGGGGCAAAAGCATTCAAGAAGTGTGCACAGAGTTCTTTGTTGTTGAAGATACGTTTATGAACTGGAGACGATTGAATGACGAGCTTGATACTGCTGTGAAGCTCGGAACCCAGGCTGGCATTGCTTACTGGTTGAACTAC